ATCCGCCGCCGAATTTGGTGAGGCGACCGCCAGGGTTGATGAGGCGCCAGCCCCCATCACCGTGACACGCAACAAGGACACATCCGAGTACACCGTCTACTACGACCACGAAGGAACCGAGCGCAAGGTTGTCTGCTGTGATGGCCGTTACGCCCTGGCGCTTCTCATGGAGATTCTGGCGGGCCTGTTGCCGACCGAGGCCCTGGCCGCCCTGGCACGAATTGAGACGCCGTTCCTGGTCATCAGATGGGACGACAGCAAAGTGGCCAGCCGCCACTCCACCATGGAAACCGCAAGGCAAGTCGCGAGGGCCATGGGCCACAATGGCTACAAGAACGGCAAGTGGATGGAACCAGTGGCCTTCGTCGGGAACGACAAGGGCGAGCTACTGTACAACCCCCACTTCCGCGCCGAGGACTGATTTGGGCCGCCGTGCGCGCCTGGCCAAGGCCGGACGCGCCAGGGGGGCCGAATCAACGCCCCTGCGGGGTTGGCTACCCCGCGTCTCTCCCCTTTCGGAGCGGGGAGCTTGTCCCTCCCCGCTCCCACCATTTTGTAACCAATTTGTAACCGAAAAGTTACCCCAAAACCCTTGACAAACTGGCCACTTCCAGCTATAATGGGGCCAGCCAAGAAAAAAAGGGGAGGGACAAATGGAAGGCCAGCTACTAATCAACAAAAGGGAACAGTACAAGCTCTGGGACGTCATCACCGAGGCCTACGGCCGTTTCAGCCCGGAAACCCGTTTCGCTCACGACCTCATTCAGGAAGCCAGAACCACGGCAGGGGTTCCCACCCGCGACGCCCTTCTGCAGATGGCCGCCCTGGCCATTGACCCCGATGGTGTCACAGGCCCCGCCCACGACATTGCCATGGCCCTGGTCGCCCGCGACGTCGTCGAGAGCCTGGCCAATGAGAAGGTTCGCTCCGTCATCGCCGCCTACCAGGCCGTTCGGTTCACCCGCTCGCTCTACTCGGTTTACAGGTAAGGGGGGCAAAATGGAACAGTACGCCGAACTCCGCCAGGCGCTCCAGGTGATGGTAGGCAACGACCCCGACAGGGTTCGCGAACTGAACGGAATCGGGTTCAACGCCTACGACAGCGACTTTGGCCACAAGATGGCCGACCTGGCCAGCTTCACGCCCCGCCAGGCCCGCGCCACTTGGAAGATGCTTGCCAAGTACCGTGAACAACTGGCCAGCGCCGGAGTGGACTACGCCGCCATTCCAGAGCCAACCGTTCCCGATGAGCAGAACCCCAATTCCCTGACATGGGACGGGGCCGCCGTCATCCTGGCCAGCCGTTACAGCCCCGCTCTTGTGGCCGCCATTCGTGAGCTACCCCGCTCAGGCCGGAAGTGGACGGGCCAGGTTTGGCGTATCGTCCCCGACGCCGAGAGCGTCCCCGCCCTACTGGCCCTGGCCGAGCGGTTCGAGTTCGCCGTGAGCGCCCAAGCCCGCGAGGCCATGGAACAGGCCCGCGCCACAAAGGCCGCGACCAGGGCATTGAGTGAGGCCGCCGCCCCGACGCTCGACATTCCCGCCATCCCCGAAACGAAACTTGGGGGCCAGCTACGCCCCTTCCAGGCCGCCGGAGTGCAGTACTGTTTGGAGGCCCAAAGAACCTTCATCTGCGACGAAATGGGCCTGGGGAAGACAGTGGAGGCCCTGGCCACACTGGCCGCCGCCGACGCCTTCCCTGCTATCATCATCTGCCCCGCTTCCCTGAAACTGAATTGGGAGCGTGAGGCCCACAAGTGGCTCCCCACCAAGTCCGTAGCCGTTTGGAACGGGGGAGTGAACCCCATGGCCGACGTCGTCATCATCAACTACGACATACTTTCCAAGATGGTGAACCTGGTCGAGGGGAAGGCCGTTCGCCGCGAGGACATAACCCCCAAGGCCGTAGTGATGGACGAAAGCCACTACGCCAAGAACTACAAGGCCCAAAGAACCATGTACTGTAAAGCTATCGCCCACAAAGTCCCGCTCCGCCTGGCGCTCACCGGAACACCTGTCCTGAACCGCCCCCACGAACTTATCAGCCAGCTACAGATACTCGGCCGCCTGGACGACTTTGGGGGGTTCTGGACATTTGCCAAGCGCTACTGCGACGCGAAGCAGGGTTCCTGGGGATGGGACTTTTCGGGCGCCGCCAACCTGGCCGAACTGAACGACAAGCTCCGCTCCACCTGTTACGTCCGCAGAACCAAGGCCGAGGTACTGACAGAACTGCCAGCCAAGCAAAGAACCAACCTGTCCGTACCGATTGACAACCGCGAGGAGTATGAGCGGGCCGTGTCCGCCTTCCTGGAATGGCTCCAGGACAACGTAACCGCCCTCACAGGTAGCGCCAAAGAGGGGGCCATGGCCGCCGCTTCCGCCGCCAGGGCCGAACAGCTTGTCAAGATTGAGAGCCTGAAGCAACTGTGTGCTCGCGGGAAACTGGCCGCCGCCCTGGACTGGATTGGTTCCTTCCTGGAAACCGAGCAGAAACTGGTCGTGTTCGCTACTCACCAGGAAATCGTCCACCGAGTGGCCGCCCACTTTGGCGTCACGCCCATTACAGGTGAGACACCCCTGGCCGCCCGCCAGAAGGCCGTAGACGCCTTCCAGAACGACCCCGCCAGCCGCCTCATCGTCATGAACACCAAGGTAGGGGGCCTGGGCCTTACGCTCACCGCCGCCTCCAATGTCGCCTTCCTGGAACTTGGGTGGAACCCCGCCGAGCACGACCAGGCTGAAGACCGTTGCCACCGCATCGGCCAGCAGAACGCCGTGAACGCCTGGTACCTTCTGGCCAGTGGCACCATAGACGACGACATTTACCGCCTGATTGAGCAGAAGCGTGTCGTGGTCAACGCCTCCACGGAAGGGGGCCAGTACGCCGACGTCGAGATGATGAACCAGCTAGTCCAGGCCCTGGCCGCGCCAAAATTGTAACCCATTTGTAACCAAAAAGTTACCCAAAACCCCTTGACAAAATGGGCCAGGGGCGCTATAATAGGCCAGGATAAGGAAAAGGGGAGACAAATGAGCGCCACAACCAAGCCCGCCACATACTACGAAAGAAAGGCCCGAATCTATCGGGCGAAGGCCCGCAAGTTGTTCGCCCGCGGGAACGCCGACAAGGGCGTGAGGGCGCAGTTCCAGTCCAGCGCCAACACAGTTACCGCCCTTGACCTTCGGTTCAGATACTAGGAAATGGGGAGGGACAAGATGAGCGAGAAGAAACTGGCCCGCCGAGTTCTGCGAAGGGTGTCGGGCCAGGGCCGCCGAGTTGGCCAGGCTGGAGCGCCGCATACTTTCAGGTGGAGGGAAGGAATGAGTGAGACAGTAGCCGTTCGGATGAGTGTCCGCCAGGACGACAGGGTTGAGTGCTTCGTCATGGGCCTGAGCGAGGCGGGGGACTACACCTTCCGTGAGCGGTTCGCGGACATTGGTGAAGCCGCCACTTTCGCCGTCAAGAAGGCCCTGGAACACAAAGTCGAACTGCGTGTCTACGAGGTAAGGGGGAAGAAATGACATACCCATACGACGCCGAAGCGCCCGAACACGTTCGCCGCCTTTGCGGGGGCGACTGTGACTTGTGTACCGTCAAGCATTGTGACTGTGTCACGGAAGAAGAGGAAGAGGAAGAACCCGACAATGAACTGGCGACAGGGGCCGCCATCGAGAAGCTAGAGCGCCTGTACCGCTCCCAGGTTACCGAGGAGGAATGGGCCGCCCGCCTGGCCGCCTTCGACGCCCAAGCCCCCGCCCGCGAGGAGCTTCTAGACTGCGTAGGGGGCGAGGAATGCTAATCGAGATTACCCCGCCCACTGGCACCAGATACGTCGCAGACGTTTCGTCCAGCGTCGCCGCCGAACTGGCCCACAGGAACACCGTCCGCCCCCTGGCCATGGCCGTGCTGGAAGCCGCTCAGCCAACCGACACAGAACTATCCGAAACAGTGGCCGCCCTGGACGCCTGGTTGCAGACCGAATGCGAGAGTGGCGCCATAGACACAGGCAACCCGCCCTCCGCTCACGCCCTGGCCGCCCGCTGGAAGGTTTACAGCAGGAAGGCCATCCGCGCTCATGAAGAACTTGTGGCCGCCAGGTACGAACAGGAACAGTTCCGGTTCCAGATGACACTGAACCCCCTGACCATGGCCGCCCATGTCCATGCCATCCACGTCATACAGGAAGTGTTCAGCGCCGCCGGAGAACCGACCGAATGTCTTTCCGCCGCCAGGGCCATGACCAGGGCCGCCGCGGAGAAGAAAAGTTGAGCGCCCTGGCGAACCCCTGGTCACCACTTGGGGCGAGGGGTGGCCGGAGGGAACCAAGGCCCGGAACCTTTTGGCGCTGCCCCACTTGTGGCTACTGCCTCACAGACGCCGTGATGGTACAGGCCCGTCAGGACTTTGGGTGTACAAGGTGCGGAACACCATTTTGGAAGTTCACGATGGAAACCCTGGCGCAGGGGCCGCGCCCCGCAAAAAGGGGCGAAAAGTGACGAAAAAAGGCCTTTTACCTCACTCTGGTGCGATTCTAGCATGGCCCAAACGCAAATCCGAGCGAGGATTTCGCGCTACGCACGGTTATATGGCCCACCTTCAGAAAGTGGTCTAGAATCGCATTGTGGCAATCGTCGCAAGAGAGAGGAAATGGAGGAGCCAAAACCATGAAACCACCCCGCCCCAAGCCCATTTACGCCGGAACGCCGCCCCGCGTCGTCGGGACAGTGGAGGGGGGAGTGTTCACCAAGCCCGTTCACGGTTCGCGCCACATGCTACTCAGCCCCCTGGCCTGGTCAATGGACGTGGTAACTTTCCAAGAGGCCCTGAACGCCGGAGCCGACTTTGTGCTCATCCAGGACAAAGACACCGGAATCGAGTACAGGGCCAGCACAGAGACAATCGTCAAAAAGGGGTTCCGACTTGACAGGGGCCATGGCCCTCAGGTAGCATTGGGCCTGGCCCACTGGGAGGCCACACCACCCAAGCCCGTCCAGAGGAAACTATGGTAAACTGCCTGACGAATGTTCATACCCGACACTGGCTCACCATCCCATTCCCGCCCAAGGCCCCCGCCCATGCCCGCGACCATGTAGAATCAGTCTGCCGCCTGTACAAAGAAAAGTACGGGGCCGCCCCGCCTTGGGTCGTGACCCCGTACTATCTGTTTCGCACTATCGCCTTGTCGGAAGGCCGCCCCGACGAACCGCAAAGTTTCTCGCAGGCCGTGTTGGTCGGAGAGACTTACGTCTCATGGGCGCCGGAGGTGACCATGTTCACCCTTGCTGGCCCCCTTCCCAACTTGGGGGTTCCACCTTTGGCTTCGATGCCGGAGCGACCGCCCCCTTCTTGACCACGAAGGTATACCAAATCTGTGAAATGAGCCACACGCCCGTCGGCCACAACTGTTCCAGCCAGGCCGGGATGACGATACCCCTTGCAAGCAATAAGTTGGCAGCGATGGCGGCAACAGCCGTCAGGAGCACCGAGGCGATGACCGCGGCCTTGTCCTTGATTCGCGGGAACAACGCCTTCAACCCCTGGAGCGCGTACGACGCCACCACGCCCAGGGCCGGGAACGACGCCAGCCAAAGCAGAAACGCGATAACCTTGCTATCCATTCTCTTCCTCCTCTGGAGATTGAGCAGGGCCAGGCCCCACTCTCGCCGGAACCTTGTAAGCCGTGGTTAACCTTGACAGCTTGCCGAGCTTCCTGTACACCCGAACAGGTACCAGGCGTCCGGCCTTAACCGCCCGCCCCACCTTTCGCCTTACCGTGTACACTGTCATTCCCGTGTCCTGAGCCATTTCGTTGATGGTGTAAGCCTCCAGGTCTTCGGTTACGTTCTCCAGTTCCACGGCCGCCAAAATCTCGGCCAAAACCTGTTCCCTGGTTACACCTGCTACTTCGTGTCCGTCCACGGTTCCCTTTCTGCGGCAAAGTGCCGCCGTGCATAGAAATTATACGTCCCGTTGTCGCAAAAGAACAAAAGCCCTCCCACTGGTTCCACGTCTGCTCCAACACCGAGCCGGAACCCAAAGCTCGTCGTCCACTGCCACGGGGGAGCAAAGAACACCCGTGGTCGCGTTCCGTCCCCACTGTCGCCGTAGTAGTGAACATGGGCGCGAACCACTACGTCGGGGATTCGGAACCCCTTTGTGGCCGCCTCATGCAGAATTATGGCGCTCTCCCGCGCCAGGGCCGATTGCTTCGTCCAGGGGCGCATGCCGTAAGTATGCGGGTGATGCCCGACGTCGAACAGGACACCTTCCACCAAGAGCGGAAGGTTCCACCACGCCCGAGAGTACGTCTCGCTGTCCTCCTCCGCGCCTATCAGGGTTCCAATCTGGTCTTCCATCCACCCCTGCAACCCAGTGTGGGCCGCGGTACCGCGTACAATGAACAACTTGTCAGCCACTTCTCGAGCAGGAGCCAGGACGTCTACCGCCGCCTGGAGAATGTCGCTTTCCTTGTGAGTTATCAACCCGGCCTTGTTCCGCACATTGACGTCCACCATATCTCCAGGGAACACCGCGTAGACCTTTGCTCCGGTTTGCTCCTTCATTGTCCGAACGTGCGCCCAGTCCTTCACCCAACACTCCCAACTTGCCTTCTGAGCCGGGGATTGCAGGTGCGCCGAGCCGCGTTCTCTACGAAACACCGGCGGACAGAGCCCGACCAGTGAGTTGACGTGCAGGTCACCGTTAATGGCTACAATTGTACTCATTTCCCGAACGTAACCTTGGCCGCCAACGCCCCCAAGACGACCCACTCCAGAATCTTTGTGCCAAAGGCTACCACCTGTTTCCAGTTATCCTTGTGACCCTCCTCTGTGACGCCAAGTTTCCCCAACTCCACGTCGTGTTTGCCCAGTCGTTCCTCGTGCTTGTTCACACACTCGTGAACCCATTCGAGCCGCCCGTTGAACGCATCCAGTTTCACGCTCAGGGCCGCCAAGTCGCTCCGAATGGCGCCCAGGCCCCCATTGGAGATGGCCCCCACCTGGGCCGCCAGGTTTTCTATTGCATCCAGCACCTCTCTCTGTGTTACCATTGGTTCCCCCTTTTGTTTAGAATATCGCCGCGTAACCCGCGGGGGCTACAGTGATGGCCATATACGGGTCAGAGCCGGTTCCCGCATAGTCAGCCGTCCGGGCAAAAACGTACTCGTTTCCCGACGGTTGCGTTCCATCCACGTCCCTACTGCTGACAAGCGTGTACTTGGTGTCGCCTGTCTTGTTCACACCCGCGGGCGTGACCGCCAAGCTATAATACGTTCCCGCCGTCCAGGCCGTGGCCGTGTCCTGGAGCGTCCCTTCCAGTGTGGCGCTCCCGCCATAAGCTCCGTCGTAGTTTGCCTCCTGGTTACCGCCGCCCAGGGCCTCCGCCCAGGCAAAGCGATACACCTTGACTAGAAAGTCCGTGCTCGAGAGGTCGTAATCCGCACAGACGTACAGGGTGGCCGTCTCCACCGAGAAGGAATCCGCGATGGCGCTCGTGTCAAAACTGAGATATCCCCTGTACACCGTGAAGACGGTTCCACCTGAGCAGTTCTGCCCCACCCGAACAGTGGTTCCCGCCGTGTCCGTTGCCGTGGAAGTGCTACGGGCCGTGGCGTATGTCCCGTTGTTTTGGCCGTAGATTTCCCCATCCGCCGTTTCTCCACCGTAGTCCGTGGCCACGCCGAGCATAACACCCCACACGCCACCGGTATACGGAACCAGGTCAACGGTGAGGGCCGGAACCTGGTCGTTCTGCCAGTCCCACTTGGTTATCTTCTCCAGGGCCTTAGTCCCCAGTTCCGCCAAAACGACCGGGCGCACAGGGTCGGCTATGAACTGGAGCGTTACCCCTTTCAACAAGAAGTCCTTGACCAACAGAGCGTCCCGACGCACCTGGTTAACCGAGGCGTTTGGCAGGTTTGCTACCTTCTTGCGCTGGCCAAACCGTCCCTTCCAAACCACCTCCCCGAGCGTGTATGCCTTCTCCACCCCGCCCCGTTTAACCACAAGGAACGGGGCCGCCCGTAAGTCCTGAGCCGCCCACGCCTGATAGCCTGCCGCCAGCATTTCATAGGCGAACCCTGGGCGAGTGGAAAGTTGCCAGTTCGTGTCTACTTCGTGCCACCGGCCAGCGTCCCAAAAATGGACGGGTTTACTGTGAACAATGTAGGTACGACACGATGTTTGCTCGTGGTGGAAGCACTT